ACGCACATTTGCACGTACACCTTGACCCCCCCCTATGTTAAAGACCCCCCTATGTTAAAGACCCCTCCTATGTTAAAGCCCCCCCTATGTTAAAAAGGAATAAAAAAAGCCAACTGTTGAGTTGGCTTTCTTGTTTAGTTTGATTTACAAATTAATATCCTTTGCAGCATCTTCTACTAACATAAACATCCATACCGCACATACGATATTCCTTTAAAATCCGCTTAATTTCTAAACGAAGAGTAAGATACGTCTCAAAATCTTTCGGGTTTAATGAATCGACCGTTTCAACCCCATAGTTAGTTTTAATATTAAAGTACTTCATATTGATGTTTTATAAATTAATCATTTTTTTTATAGTCCAATTAAAATTGACCCCGTTTCTAACTTGATTAAAGGAGCCAATACCATTTGCAATATCATTCTTTAGCCTGCAATATTGGTGGTAGCTTAACTCCTTTATTCTTACGTCTTTGCACTTAGAGAAGGAATCTTCTAAGTGCAGTTCTACTAATTTAGTTTTATCTGCCATTCTATAAAGTGTTTTCAGTTTTTTTAAATACTAATTCATGCGTAAAACAAAAGTCTCCTTCACTTTTTAAGTTGTAGATTCTTTCTACCTCCCACACAGTACCCAATTTTAAATCAGTAATGTACTTTTTACATTTAAGTTCTGAAATTAATTGCTTGACTGTTTCTGGAAATTGTTTAGCGTAGTCAATTAAAGGTTTTTTGTCAATAATTCGTTCGTATAATGTCATAATTTTATTAATTATTCGTATGAGCGTATAACTTCAAGTTCCAGTTGAGACGCTGCATAGTTTATATGTTTACTAGTGGTAACAGAGTACCAATTATTTACAATTAATTTTCTACCCTTAATAGAGCCTACTTTTGTGTTGTAGGAGTACACAAAATAATTACAGTACATTAGATTCTTTTTATAACGATTGAAATTTCTTATTTTTTGATTTTTCATAATGTTTTGTTTTAATAATTAGCGTAATAGTTCACGGAATTTTGAAAAGTTCCTAAAGTACCATTGCGTAAATGCTCTCTTGAAGGAATCGTATTTCCGTAATAATCTTTAAAGGTTTTTTTAGGCAACATACAAGCGCCCAAACGTAAGTATTCCATCGCTTCTCTGCCCATTGAACCTTCCATCTTCCATACAGTACCCGAATTTATAAGGTTTTGCATTTCTGAAAAACCGCTATCTTTCTGTAATTTAGTAATTCTACTATAATTTAATTTTTTCATAATGTTTTGTTTTAATTCTCTGCAAATGTATATCGAATATTTTATAAAATAAATTTGCATAAAAAATAAGTTTGTTGTAGTATTGCAGCCGATTCCTGCATTTTCATGTGGGCATCTTTGCTATGGAGTTAACTCAAATCAAATGGGTACAAGTCCTATCCTACGTAAAAAAACTGCCCCAATATTACCCCCTTCTATGTTAAAGACCCCTCTTATATTAAAGACCCCTCCTATGTTAAAGAAACCAAGAAGCCCCTACATTTCTGTAAGGGCTTCATTCATTAATTAACTAAAAAACTATATAAAAAAACACTAACTAAAATACTTTTCGGGGTTATCGAGTACGCTTTGTTCTATTTCGTCTAAAAAATCAGATTTAACTATATCGTATATAGATACACCTTGAACCATAACATCTCTAATAAAAAATTCTTCTCCTTCTGAATCATTACAATATTCTCCAAGTACTCTTATATTTACGCTTTCTTCACTAAAATAATCATAGAATATGTAATCAAATTCTTTAGAACTATTTTTCATTTTATGTGTTTTGATTTCTGTGCAAAGATATAAGAATATTTTTAATCTGAAAGTATTTTATTATTTTTAATTAAATTTTCTTTCATCCATAATGGCTGCGTATTTGAAAAGTGTAGTAATGGTATTACTTCTTCTATCGTTTTTGCAGTTGATAACGGTATTATATGGTCAATGTGCCATCCATAATACCCTTTGTTTTTCCAATTCATTCCCTCTTTAAATTGCAATTCTAAATGCGTAATATAAGATTCTATGTCTATTCCGAGAATATCCATAGTTTCGGTAGAATTACATTTCTTTCCGTTTAAATATCTATTTATTTTCTTTCTGAAATTATTACAAAAATTTCTTACTTCATTATACTTAGACACTCTATGGTAATAATTCCTTTGGCTTATTCTTCTATCTAATGACATATTTTCCTTTATTGGCAGTTTTCATAAAGTAATCCAATCCATAACGGATAGCATCTAAACAATGATTCCAACTGTCAATAGGCTTTGAATTTCTTTGATGCCAAACATAGTTATTTAATTCTTTAACGATATTAGTTGAATGAACATCCACCACTATATCAAAGTCCTGCATTAAAGCAATACCACTTAAAATACTACCTATTTTTTTAACTGTGGGTTTTATATTACAATAATCTTTTAGTTCATTGATAAGTCTAGGTTCAGCACTATCACATATTATTAAGTCATCAATAGCATATTTTTCATTGGCTAATCCTATTTCTTTTGTGTTCATTCCAACCTTGCAAAACATCTCCTTAACCCACATCTTCTTTTTGCTCTTATCTACTGATATTTTACAAAGCACCGTTGGGTCTGCTGCAAATCCAAAATCTTGACAAAACAAAGTAGGTGCATATTCATTGAACTTTCCTACTTCCCAATTATTGTATATAGTACCCTCTGCCTTATCAAGCCAACCACCTAATATTTGATGATTATATTTGTCGGGTCTGTGCCTTCTTATACTTGCAAGGTTTGTGAGAAATGATTCCGAAAGGTTTTCCTTATTATCTAAGTAGGTTGTATGTATGTATGTAACGTCTTCTTGCTTACCATTAGTAGATGGATTAACCCCTCTTGATGCAAAGAATCTTTGATAAATCCAATGCTCTTTTGTTGCGGGATTCAATATTAATACAACTCTATTGGGTTTTGTTTTAACACGTACAGATTGGTCTATTTTATCAAATATATCTTCATCAACTAATTCTTCCGCTTCATCTAATACAAACGTTGTAATACCTTGTAATGACTTTAAATTAGCTGTTTGGTTTCCTGCCGAAGTTTTTATACCTCTAAATATAATTGAAGAGCCAGTAGATATATTAATTATCTCATCCTTACCAATCTTAAATTGGTCTGAAAGACCTAACAGTTCTATTTTCTCTATAAATTCGGGTATAATAGAAACAGAAGCAGTAATCATAGTCCAACGACAAAACAATATCTTATGCCCTGCTTCCATTGTAAGCATCACTAAAAATACACAAACACCAAAAGACTTACCACTACCACGACCACCTGTAACTACAAAGTATCTGGATAAGTTTCCAAGTGCCTTATATTTATTATTTAGACTTGGTACTTTCATAGACCACAATTTCCACTATCACATTCATTAAAATCACTTTCAAATAAAGCAAATTGTAATTTAGTTTTTTTTATATCTGCATAAGTAACTCCATTTTTAAATGTTCTTGATTTAGAACCTTTTTGTTCTTGTCTAGCAAACCAATCAAACTTATTCGGGTTTTTTTCAGACATCAATTTTAACAAGATTTCGTTTCTATGAAAACAACCCACACAATTATTCATATAAGCAAAACGAACATTTTTGTCTTTCCAATATTCCTCAACAGTATCTTTAAATATATTGTCATCAATCAAAGGAAATCTCGGTCTTTGCCATTCAATATCCGCCCATTTATTTTGATTTGTTTTGCCATTTCTTTTACCGACAATGTGTTTCATCTCAAGATTCCCATTGTCATTAACCTTTGATAGCATCGTTTTTGCCCTCCTTCCTTCATTAGCACGATAACCAATTCTTGTTTCAACAACTTCATTCACATTTTTTAACCACCAATCAAAAATGGGTTGTAATTTCATTTCTGTCGTGCAGAATCTTTGCGTAACATTCGGAAGATACATTTTTCCGTTTTTATTTATTATTTCATCGAATGTTTTACCGCTTACCCAATCTATTCTTTGACCAATAAATTGTTCTAAATCTAACATTGTGTAAATTATAGTATCTTCTTCCAATGTACCCACAAAGTCTTTCCCTATCTTATCGGAAACCATTTGTCTAACCTTTTTGTCGGGAAAAATGCAATCTTTATCGCTTGTTCGTACAAGTGAAAATACATTGTAATCAGCAGGGTAATTAGCGGCTATATAACTTGATGTTTTACCACCGCTTAAACTGTTTACTTTTTTCATTTTTGTGTTTTTTTATTCTTCTATTATTTCAAATTCAGTATCTTCTGATTCATCGGCAGTTGAATTGCCTGTAAAAATATTCTGTATATTAAAAGTAGTACCTTTTTTATTATCTCCCGAAACTAAATCTTCGGGTTTACCATAAGCATATTCTAGGAATAATTTCATGTGAGGAAACGAACCATCTTTAGCTTTTTCAGCTAAATCTTGAAAGGCTTCTTTTTCCGAACCAAACACCTCTTTCATAGCATTTATAGCGTACAGGCTGATTCTTTCTTTCTTAGCCTTGTTAAGACTACTTCTTGATAATTTTGGCTTTTTATACCTATCCCCTTTAGCCCTACCGTTGTTCTTTCTACCGTCAGTAGGTTTTAAATATTTTCTTTCTATTGGTTTTCTACCCATTTTATATAGATAAAGTTTTTAATCTTCGGCTGTACTTCTTTAGTAAAGATGCTTTAATTCTCATTTTAGATATGAAAAAACGTTCTTTTTGACTATCTTCTTTGGTTAGTGTTATTTTAATCGACAACTGGTTTATTTCGTTGTTTAAATCAGTAACCTTAGATAACACAAATCTTATATGTTTATTTCTTCTATTCATTTTATTGATTTTTTATAAAGTTCATTAAGAATTCTCCAAATAGTATTTTGTGATTCTATATGAGAATACGTTTTAACACCTATTCTTTTTTTTCCTGCTCTTTCAACTACTATTTTATATTCATTACAATCTCTCCTACCTTTACATTTTGGTTGTGGTAATGGGTAAACTTTATACCCTTGTTCAATACACCAAGAAGTAGCAATGTGATTTACTAAAGATATATCTATCTCCTCTTTTTGCTTTTTCTTAGCCATTTGCACAGTTTATTATCTCGTACTGATTTTTACCATGCACCATTGTCAATCCACCTATCAATGCTTTCAATCTTATCTCTCCATCTTCGTGGTTTTTTGGGTACTGATTAAATAGATATTGTAATGGATGGTCTATTACTGACATCTTAGATTTAATCTTTATTATCTCTGATTTCAACTGCTTTATCTCTAACAAAGCCTCTTTGTGTTTACGCATATAGTAAGTGTCGCTATCGTGAGTATCCATCTGAAAAATAGTTCCATCTACTATTAATTGACTGATTCTTTCAAATCCGTTTTTATACTCAATAGTAAAATCATCGTTAATATACGGATTACTAATGTATTCGTTGAATAATTTATTATTGTGTATTGCTGTTGAATGGTCTCTATTCATTGACTTACCTATCTCTGAATATGAATAACTCGTGAACTCTCTACACAGCCTAACATAGACACTTCTTGAATACACAATACATCTATCTCTATCTTTTACAGCTAAGTCTTTTATTCCAAACTCAAGTTCTACTGCTTTCTTAATCTTATCTAAACCTTTTTTCATTTATTTGTTATTTTCTGATATATAATTCATTTGCCTTGTAATCTCATTTTTAATTGATTTTATTGTGTTTTTTTCGCAAAAGGAAATAGCTTTAGTAATACCGTCTGCCATTTCGTATAATTCATCTTCTAATAAGTATTCTTTATATTGAATTAATTCAATTAAAGATTTCCCATCACAAACATCTTTTAGAGAAATTAAGTAGGCTTCTGTTGATTCTGATTGAAAATCATTCATATTAAAGTGATTTAAAATTATGTATTGCTATTTGTAATTTTAAACCTGCTATTCGTCTATCTTCCTCTGTAAATTCAAATGTATCTACTTCAAATGTCTTCTTATCTATTATAACAAATACCATTCTTTTATAGCCAAACAATGAAGTGTATATGTAATCTTGAATATCATAATGATATTTGTGCCTTGCATCATATTCCCAATTACTTATGTTACTTGTAGTTTTTAAATCTGAAAGTAATTCTGTTTTTTTATAGTCAGCCTTACATCTGAATGGCATACCAAACAAACTTCCAATTTGAGGCACTTCTGCTTCTCCATCTTCAAAATAAATAGATGCTTCGTCTAAATCAATATAGTCTTTTAAATTCATAGCTTCTTCAAGTTCAGAAGCTAACATAACTTTTTTTGATTGATTTTCAAATGCTTCATTTTCAAAAGCCTTTGTTCTCCTACTACCTATGTCCACAAAATGATAATCAGATTTTATTTTATCGGGTTCTAATATCAACGTATGAGTTAAAGCACCCATTCTTATGGCAGGTATATTCGATATATCTTTATCTAAATCTTTGTAATACATCTTAGGGTTTGAGTAAAGACTTTTTATAGAAGAAGAAGACAGGGCTACCTTCCCCAAATACCCATAGTAAAAAGAATCATCATACATCCTCTGTATTAAATCATCTTTGTTCCAACTCTTATTGTCTAATAGTTTTATCATAATTATTGATTTAGAATACAAATGTAGTATAATAAAACTTTAATAACAAATAATGTTTATAGTTTTGCCTTTGGCTTTCTGCCTCTTTTTCTTTCTTTCATTTCTTCACTAATAAAATAAATAAGAATAGATGGCGTAATTGCCACCAATATAATAATTAATGCACCCAAATAGTTTTGTTCTCCTATTCTTTCCGCTATTTCTAAGTAATAATATTCAATAGTAATTAAAGCCGACACAAACATAAAGATTATTGTCTGCAAGGTTTTACCTCTAACTGCAAAAAATAATACCCCTAAGTCAACAGAAACCGCATATAACCCTCCGTGTATGTAAGCATACAGTTCGGGTAGTTCGGATAGTCCTGCAAATACCATTGTCAAGATGTGGTACTTGTACAAACATAATAACACTCACCGCAGTAATAAATGCGGTGGTGTTACTCTTAATAGCTTTTATTAATTTCATTTCCAATAACTTTCAACAGTTTCAGGTGCGTACATAATTCTACTCAACGCCTTCACTTGTTCCATAAATGCTTCAAAATTAACATCATCGGGCATTTGAACGGAATATATTCTTTCACACATTTTTACACTTATTGTCATACTATTCTCCATCTATAATTGATTTTATTTTTTCTACATAAAGCGTAGCATCCATTAATTCCTCTTGCAGATGCGTAAGGAATTTAAGTAAGCCATCATTGTTCTCTTGAAGCGTAGTATTATACTTTTTAATTCCAACTTCACTTCTTTCAGCAAACTTACGAATAACTTTTGAGACTATCAAATCTTTATCAAAACCATTTATAATATCCCTATCTAATGATACTGGTTTTTTGTGTTCTCTCATTAAATACCATTTATCTATGCTGCTACCCATATTATTTAAAATTTACATTTGTTAGAATTAAACTGCTCTCCAATGTCATTAATTACTTGAGGAATATACTTATTGGATTTTGGAACTTTCCAACTTCCGTTATGATAAAACTTAGTAACTCTGCATAATTCTAATGGAATATTTTTTTCACTTTCCGTATAGTGAACAGCCTTTAGAACTACACTTTTTTTTGTATGCCAAGAATCACAGATACGTTCAAGAACCAACCTCTGACCAGTAGGTATTACTGAATCATTATATTTTAATTCTATTAAAATTAAAACTTCATTGTCAAATTCGAGAACTGCATCTATGTCAGTTGGATGTATATTAACATTCTGAACACCCGAAAAATCTATTGATTGGCTAAGATGTCTTTTATTATTTATCAGAGACATCATAAAAATTTAAGTATTTTTTTAATTGCTTAATCACATTTGCCACACAAGTTCCACAGGAACTCGTTTGTTTGTTTTGATTAAAAATTCTATTGTAAATTGAATAAAGTTTTTTCTGCTCAAATGGAGTTACGTAACTAGATTTTTTATTAAAAAAGTCAGTTAAATATTTATATTCTTCTTCAACTAAACAATTAGGCTTATTTGATGGAAAAATCTCATTCAGCTTCTTTTGTCTTTCATCACATCCACAATCTTTTCCTAATACAAATTTAAAGGCTTTTTGTATTCCTAAAGCCTTAGTAACCTTTGCTACTTCATCACCAAGTCCACTTGATTGTTTTGAGTGATTTTTAACCCATTCTTTATACGCTTTTGTGCGTTTATCCTTTGGTTCTTCTGTTACCATTTGTCCGATATTTTTACTTTATCTAATTGTTTTTCATTAAAAATATGCAACATTCCGTTGTCGTTCATTTCCCCTACAATTCGTGTATCTCCATTTGTTGTATTGAAGATTGACACTATTGTACATTCAAACTTGTAGCCTTTAGGCTTGTAGGCTTTATCGCCAATTTTAAATTTACTCATCTTTTAAATATACCACTAATGATTTTAACCTTAAATTCAGACTTTTCTTTCTTTTTCTGCCATAACTGTATATGTATCACAGACACATTTCTCAACAGTAACATTGTACATTTGAGATAATATAGTTAAGTCAACCATACTATCCCCTATCGCATCTTCTATTTCTTTTTGGTCATTCTTTTGAATTGCAATGGATAACTCTCCAAATTTTTCAATTAACTTTAACATCTGTTTTGATGGTTCTGCTTTGTCTATGCCTTTAGCTTTAGACCAATCTCTAATTAAATCAAATACGTTTACTTCTTCTACCATTTTATTATATTTTATCGTAATCTTTATTTAAAAAATCATCATAATCTTCTCCAAATTTTTCCTGTAAAAAAACCTTATATCTTCTACAAGAATTAAATATCGAAGTTAATGATATTCCTGTGGATTTAGACAAATCTCGCATACTTAAATCGGTTTTATAATATGCTTTGAATAGCTTCCTGTCGTACCAATGTGTCCAAGAAGAAACTTCTTCGTCTATATTTTTAATTATCTTCTCTAATGATTCAAGTTCATTAGGTTCAAATTCATCTAAAGTTAAATGTAATTTATCTAAATCATCTAAATAAGACAAACGTACAAATGACTTTTCTTTCTTTAGTAAATCATAATAAAGGTTTCTAAGAGTGATATATATGTAATACTTATTCGGTTCAGTATCATTATACATAATATTAGTACCATTTGAATGAGCATTATAAACTTTAATATACATATCTTGTATAATATCATCTACTAAATCTCTAGGTATGCCTAGAGATATTGACATCGCAACCCATTCATTTTGATATTTACTAAGAAGTTCAAGCATAATTTTGTTTAATACATTATCGTTATTTTTAAAAATAATAAATTAATTGTCAATAATGTAACTACAAGTTCGTTATCTTGTTCATCCATTGCCTCTACATTGTCTAATATTTCAAATCCTAATGAAATACCTACTATCAGTTCTGTACTTATATTCATTAATAGTTTAATTTTAAGTGAATTTTACTTGATTTATCATAATACTTTCTCATACTGCAAATATAGTGAATGTTTTGGTCTTGCTCAAAAACAATTCCTTCTAAAGAATCAAAAAAAGCCTTGTTAAGATTGTCCTGTAAATCGGGTTTAGTTATTTTAGGAACTTTCCCTATTTTATTTTTTTTAGGCATACTTTTAGGGTATTCATAGACGTACTCTATAAATTCAACAGTAATAGGTGTCCCTGCTTTTATTATCTCGAAATCCTTTGGAAGCTGCTCCTTAACTAAATCAATCAAGCACTTTTGAAAGTGCTTGATTTTCTTTGGCTTATAAGCAATACCACGTCTCGTAAACCTTGCTGATTGATGTGATACTGGAGTTATGTCTAATTTTAATTCTAATGTCATATATTTAAAAATTTATCATTCCCTAATTGTTCGGGTATCTCATCCAATACATTAGGTAAACCATCTCTACCTACATTAAAAGCAAAATCTTCAAATGAATGATTCCTAGAACTCTTGCATTTAACAACAACGTTAGTATCAACTATGTCTAAAAACATTTTTGTCTCGCATTTAGCACCTAAAGTAGTTCCTAGATGACCTTTGGCTTTGTCGCTATTCGGGTTAGCGTGTATAATTGTCATTATATGAATATCCAACTCTTGTGTCCAAGTCATTAATCTTTGACTTATTTCTTCGGAGGATTCTTTGTCATTACTGTCTTTGCATATATCCGCAATACCATCTATAATAACAAAGCCTATATTATCAAAGTTGTATAAATACCAATCAATAAACTCTAATCTTTCTTTCCAACTATATTTTCGTAAACCAAATGTCTTGTACTTATTTAAGTTATTAGAAACCCTATATGCACGATTAAATACCCTATGTGCGTGATAGTCGCTTTGTTCTGTGTCAAAGTGTATTAAATCTCCCTTATTGTCGTGAACCTCTATATCTCCTATGTTTTCACATAAAGGATTTAAATATGCCATACTAAATAAAGAAACTAAAAATGTTTTCTTTCTTTTTTCCTCTGCATAAATGAAACTAAAATTTCCTTTAGTTCCTATCGGAATTGGCTTCTGCCTATTATTGTCATAATAATATCCTTTAGAAAAAACCATTGGAGGTTCGGGTTGCTCTTTAGATGGGTCAATATAAGCCTCTCCCAACATTTTCTTAAATTTATTTTCGTAGTTTATTTTCAGTTGTTGCATAATTGTCTTTTGTTTTTTTTGCTACATAATCCCTTATAATGTCCTTAAAAGTACTTGAAACAAATCCTTGTTCTTTAGGTTCAACATTATTAGATAAGTCTATGTAAAGTACTGAATACTCAATACTTCTCAATGTCTTTTCAATAGGATAACTTAGTATGAATGATATTTTGTCAAGAAGAAGTTTTTTTATATGAAGTTCAGATAAAGATTCCCATTTATCTATATTAGTCATTAAACTTTGGTCAATGTACCAAGCCACAAACTTTTCCACAAATTCAGACTTTTCTTTAAAGTTATTGTCTAGGAAGTCGCAATGATTAACAATATTGTTATATGCTTTTTTTTGCTTCCAAGTTCCGTTTTTTTCAACAACTTCTAATAATGTCTTTAAGTCTTTTTCTATCATAATAGCATATTTAAGTAAAAAAAAAGGGGTAAATTAATACCCCTTTTGAAAAGCTAAAGACTATTTAAAAGTCTAAATCATCAGAAACATCTTCTTTTTCTGCTAAAGAAACTGTTCCATCTGTCCACACCACTTGACCGTTTCCAATGTACTCTTTCTTCTCTTTAGCTTCCCTTTGCTCTTTAGTCTGTCTAATAGTGATACCACTATTATTACCAAACCTTGTTTCGTCATTTACAGACATAGTTAGATTGACATAAGCCTTGCCATTCTTTTTTTGAATTAGATTCTTAGGAATCTTATTTAAATCAATACTAAAGTTTATTAATGCACTCATATTTATTGTTGTTTATTTATTAAATTATTTAAAACTGTATCTTCAATAATGTACTTATTCATAACCACTTTGGAATCTCCTCCCTTTTCCAAATATCTTAACACTTGATTGTATTTATCGTGTTTATTATTCATAATAGGAAGATTTTTACTTAATCCTACAACTCTATCAATAGTTTTTGAAGCAGGTTTAGGAGAACCTTTTCCGTGGCTATTAGTAGCATCACTATCTTTTGTGTCATCAAGCAACAATAGGTTTCCTAAAGCATATTTTTTTGCGTAAGAAGATGCTGCCCCTGTACGTTGTGGCATTTGCATACCTTTTGCATCAAAATCAATTATAGCAGAAGCATCTGATTCAATAGATTCCAATGTTTCTACGTCAATACATTTTGCAGTAGATACAACACAAACCATATCTTTAATATTACTTAGTTTTTCTGTAATTTTAAATAAAACGCTATGCTTTTCAGCATAAGGTTTAATGGCTTCTAAAATATCTTCTGCACTACGGTAATTGTAATTGCCAAATTTGTTTTTTTGATTCTTTGGTGCTTTCAGTTCTAACTGAATCGCTAAGAGTTTCTGTGTAATGTTCATAATTATTTATTTAAATTATTCTGTGCAAAGATATAATACTTTTTGATATACACAAAAAAAAAGGGGCAAATTTTAATTTACCCCTAAAAACACAAAAAACAATAATAGTAAGATTACAAAAAAACAGAAAAAACCTTTACTTCTGCAAATATAACCTAATCTAGGTTTCCAACCAAATATAATCAGCTTTTAAATCGTCATTATCTACATAAATATATTTTCTATTAATACCTATTCGAGTAAATCCAACTTCAAGTAGAGCAGTCATTATTTTATATCTTTTGTTTCCATGTGAACATTTAATCTTAGCTGCTCTGCCGATTAAGTGAGAATTATTTTTAAAACCACCCTCGTAACTTTGTCTTGATGTACTTTTGAATCCCTCTATTATTTTAAACTTAATACCTGCTAATCTCCTTGCTTCATCAAGCATAGATAGAAATTCCCTGTCCATATATTTATAGCCACTATTCGGTAACATAGGGCAATCAAATTCTTGTGTATTAAAAAATCTTAATTCCATATTGCTAATTTACGATATGTTTATTATATTTGCAAAACAGTAGCAGTAAATCTACTATAAAAATTACTAAACTTCTATGGTAACATAGTTGGAACAGCTAAATTTAGAATGTTTGTTTTTCTTAGGGGGTGTTTTTCTTTTCTTTCTTTTTATTTTCTTTGTAGTTGTTTTAGTTTTCTTTGTTTTCTTTTAAATCAGATAAAAACTAAATACAATCTACTTTAGATATTTAATTAGTCTAAAAGATTGTGCCATCAAAGGCACAATCAAGTAGATTTATTATTACTTATTCTTTATTATAGATTGACCAAAGTAGTAAGAAAAAATACTTAAAGCTACACCTTCTACTATACCTATTAAGTGGATAAACAACTCCTTATTGGCTTCGGGTACTTCTATATTAATAATGGTATAAACTAAGTAAGAAAAAGAAGCTAAGCCAATTACACCAGTTAATACAAACATCCAATCAACTCCCTCTTTTCTTACTTCTACTTCTCTCTTTCTTGCTGACTGTCTATCTGATACTTCTAAGGCATATAATTCTTTGAGATGGCTATGTGCCATCTCTTTGTCCTCTAAAGACATTGAATCATCTTTATCTATTAGATTCTTAACAACTCCTAACAAACCTTTATCGGGTAGAACATCTCCTACTGTATCTAATATATTAGGTGCTACCTTGCTTAGAAATTTTCCTACTTTAGTTTCTTTAAATGGTTTTTTATTCTTCATACTCTATTGTTACTTTTACCCCTTTATTCATTTGATTAATTACTTTTTGATATACTCTTTCGTAGGCTTTTCTGCTTTCTGATATAAATCCATTCATAACAGAATTGTTATAACAAACATCTCCAAGTAACAAACATCCAGCAGTATCATCATCATCATTACCAACGTGTATAAGTATCCATTTAAAATTAGGTACGTTTTTTATATGCAACATCCCTTTATGAAAACTGCTTCCGTACCTTTTTAAGTACCTTTGATTATGTCCACCCTCCTTTCTTAAATCTATCTCATATATACCTTTAGGTATTCTCGTTTCGCCAAATATCTTTACCGTTCTCTGCTCATCTTCTAATGTAAAACATTCAAAAACATCATCTATAAACAGTAATCCAATAGTTGATTCTCCGTTATCGTTTATTCTTTTTACTTTTAACTTCATTTGTCGCTTTCTGACTTTATATTCTTAATTATCCTTTGTAAAGTATATACAAATGTAGATGTTAAAACCAAAGTTTGTAGGTATGGATTTATACTTTCCAATCCACTTATAAGTATCGCTGCTATATTAAAGGTGTATGTCCTTAAATCTTCCATTTAATCTTCGTATTTATATGAAGAAAATTCGTGTTTGTAATTTTCTAAACCAGTTGTAGTATATTCAGACCACCCAACAGGATATATAGGTTCTTCTTCATCATCAACTTCTAAATCACTCCAAAGAACATCCACCGAGTACTTTTCTGAAAAAACAGTATGAGTAATCACATTGCCATTTTCGTCATAAACAGCGTCTTCAATAGGAAGAAAACCTAATCTGACAATAGAATGATTATGTAAATTGTAAGTTAATCCATCTTCGCCTTCCATAGTTCCTAAAGCATTAATTAAATCATCTGCTTGTTGCTTAGAATGAAAGTTATATTTTTTATAATATTTCATCGTCTTCATCTTCTACGTTTACTGTTATTCCTATTGAACTTAAATACAACTTCCAACTTTCTATATCGGTGAAAGTTTCTATCAACTCAAATTCAACACCCGAACTTAATACTTGATTTACACCACAAACACCATATCGAATATCAGCTTTATACTTATTACTTACTATATAATAAGTTATTTCGTTAGGTTTATTTATTAATTGGCTCATATATATTTGTTTTTATGCTTGTCCACCATCCGTTATAATCCAGTTATTAGGGGGGTCTAACAATGCTTGTTTTGCAGTAGCTGCTGCACCTGCTGAAAATTGTGAGTTTCCAAAATTCGGACTTAAATCGGGTTGAACATTTTGTGCTTCCCAACCTATAAGTAAAGCGTCATAGTTAGATGTACTTAAAGTTACATCAGTCATAAAATTATTTAAATTAGTTACGCTTGTAATGTTCCAACTACTTAAATCTTGATTAAAATCAATACAACTAATAAACATATAACTCATATTAGTAACATTAGAAACATCCCAGCTACTTACATCTTGATTAAAATTCCTACAATTAATAAACATATTACTCATATTAGTAACATTAGAAACATCCCAGCTACTTATATCTTGATTAAAAGCAGAACAATTCCTAAACATACTACTCATACTAGTAACATTAGAAACATTCCAAC